AAATACATATCTTTCTCTTGTTGTGGTTAAAGGTAAACTGTTCAAAAATAAATAAGACGCACTTATATATGGGTGGTCAGAACCACTTCTTTCATTTTCAATACCTTCCTGTATAGCGTTAATAAAATATGGAGTATTTAGGATTGATGTTGTTTGAGATTGTGTCAACTGTGAGTTTGTGCAAGTAATTTTACCTTCAGTAAAAATATATTTATCAACAGTCCTATTTGTATAAAAGGTATTTAAATTTACTTCTGATGAAATAATTTTATTACTTGTAATTTTTAAATCAACAATTGGTAAATTAGGTAAACTACCATTATACCCCAATGGTCCAATAGCTTCATTTACATCATAATTCGCAATTTTTTTATTATACGTATTATAAAATAGTGAAGATTCGGTACTGTATATTAAGTATTTATTTAAAATTACGCCGTTTTCTAAGTTATTTTGACACCATGTTAAATCAACAAATGGATATATATCCAAAGAATTTGTTGCGTATGTAACATTTTTTAGGGTGTCCGATACTAAAGTAGTTAAGTTTGCACCAACTAATTGACTTTGTTCAGGTAAATCTTTATTTAAAATTTTAAAAGAATTATTAACTCTATCAATTAGATATTGAGTAGTAAGAAACCCATTTGAATATTTTGCATAACTAACAGGGAAAGTAGATAGTAAATCATTAAATGTTGTTATAGTCCTGTAAGGTCCATATTTAAGAATATTAATTATTTCTCCATTGTCATATCTGAGTGATTCGTTCATGTTAGCAAACTCAGTTTGACTTAAAAAAAGAAGAACATTATTAAACCCTAAATCACCTGAAAATCCATTAAGAGTTACAATTAATTGTAATCTTTCCATAATTTCAAAAAAGAAATTAGGCATTTCCAAAACACTATATGGTATATTTGATGGTATTGTATCAAAACCTGAAATTAAATTTCTTAAAATAACATTGGTATCTTCTTGAGGTTGTGGTGTGGTCGCCGGAATATCTCTCATAATAAAACCTTTAACATATTCCTCAACAAACTCTACTTCAGGCCAAGCCTCATAATCATTTGCACCTGTTTGATTTATATAATTAGGGTCACCAGGATATTGTATTTCAAGTTTTTCAACGCCATCAATAGTTTTACCAACCAAATATTGTGGCCAAGGATAAACAATTGGAGCAACCTCATTTTCTTTTTTATCAAATCCTCCAATACTTTGTTGTCTTTTTTTACTCTCTCTTTGATTAAACGCCTTTGTATGTACGTCTTCTAACAATAATAAATAAGCTTCTGCCGATGCCATAATTACCCCAATAATATTTCGTATTGTTGGTTGAAATCCTATACCTTTAGATGATTGTAACAATTCTCCAAGTTGTTCCGAAAGTTTTGTTTCTAATTCTTCTTTATAAGAATTTAATTTTTTTGTGATTTTTTGAATATATGCTGAAAATCCATTTTTACTTTCAACACTAAAAATAAAAGGAAATGATGTATCCGAATAAACAAGTATATCAATTTCTAATTTTAATTCGTCTCTTTGGACATCAGTAAATGTTGTTCCCCCATATCTTTTAATTGCAGTTTTATCAATATCAAAATTATTAGTATCTAAAAAAGGTATTAAAGAATTTACAATATCTTCCTTCTTAATTGGGATACTATATAAACCTCCTGTATCCCCAAATGTTTGATTTTTATTAAGAATAGCAACTTTATTTTCAATTATAGTTGTTAATTCGGTATATACTTTACTAAAATACGTTATGTCCGCAGTACCAGCAGAAAGATACGTATAAACATTAAAATTATTAGTATCTTCTTTAACAACGAAAGGTTTTGATAAATCAAGATTTTTATTAAACCAAGAATCACTATATAAATAAATTTCAGAATTTAGTTGTTCTAATGTTTTTAAATATTTTTCATAATCAGTTAACGGATTTAATGAAACTTGTCCTAATTCCTCTAAACTTGTATTAATGAAATTTTCTAATCGAGTAATTAATGATTGTATAGTTAACTCTGGAAAATTTTTATCTAATAAACCTTTTGATTTATATTTCTTATAAACCTCAACAATTTTATTATACCCTAAAAATGTTGTAGATTTTTTAAAATCTTGTGTGACATTATTATTAACTAAAGTCCCACTATTGTAATTATTAATTACATCTGTTTGATACATTTGAGGAACTGCATATAAATCAGTCATAAATATATCTTTTAAAACCGTAAAATTGTAAGCGGTTAATGATAAAGTTATTTCAAAATTTCCTGTTCCCGAATTAAACGCCCCATGAAATTTAGTAAGAAATAATTGATATCTAATTGCTTTACCATACCATCCTTTTAAAGTTAAATAAAATACAGGATAAGGTAAGTTAAAAAACGCAGAGTAAATCGAGTCGTTACCACTTTCAAATAAAGCTCTACCTCTAACATCTTCTAAGTTTATAGTAAATTCTGCAATATAAGCCTGATTAGCTTTATAACTAATTTGTGTTATACCTAATAACTCTCCATTAATTTCTTGTTGAGTTAAATCTTTGGATTGTAACTCAGTCCAATTAGTTGTTAAATAATCGTTACCTGTTGGTTTTAAAAAATTAATCTTACCAAGGCCTATTGTCCTAAGTTGTGAATTGTTATTACCTCCAACAATTAATTTACTTCTTGGTTGTAAGTTACATTCCAAGTTAGCGTACATCACTAATTCTTCTTGAGCAATATTTCTATCCCCTACCTGTCCATTAGGTAAATCAACTTTATTAGGGTTAACTACAAAAATGTTTTGATAGTCATTTTCAATATGTATATTATCTGCCATAATAGAAGAACTGTTGCTCTAATGCACCTTTATAATCTAATAAGGAATTAATTAAAGGGAATGGTATCGTTAAAACGGCATTATTTGGAATATTAATTTCGGAACCACCATATTTACCATTTGCTTGTAAAATTAACCATCCAAAAAAAGGTGTCCCATAATACAATTGTGATATCTTATCTAATCTTGATTGTCCAATAATATATATGTGTTTTTTATCGGTTGATTTAGATTGTAAATTAACATATGGTACAACTGTTTGCTGACCATTAACTATAAATCCATCATATCTATTATAATATTGTAACGCCATTAGTTGAATTGTTTTTTACCAATAAAAAATTGTTTATCGTTATTAGAATTAACCGTAGAAAATAATTCTCGTAAAAAATCTAGTTCAGTATAAATAACCCCATTGGTGTCATAATTAAATATTCTGTCAACACCTTTAACTGAATTCCCCCCGTTTGTTGGGTTAAACTCCAAATATGGTTTCATCTCGGGACCTTTTTTAAATTCATCAAAACTTTCCACAGTTGCGGTATTCCAACTATTTAAAATACTAGTTATTTCTTCTGTTGATTGGATTACAGTAGTTCTTACTTCACCTGAAGTACTCGGTATTAGATTAGTAATTAGAGCGTCAATAAATTGTTGATTTTTTGTACTATCTTTTAAATCATCATAAAATAACGTAAATAAAAGATTGTTTGAATTTGCGGTAATCCCTTGAAAACCTCCAGCGGCTAAAGTCGTAAACTGAAAATATGGTGCTCCGCTATTACTCGGTAAAAATTCTTTTGATGATAGTAAATTATAAAAATTTGTAATCCCTGAAGAAACTATTGCGTAGTCATCACTAAATTTACTGTCGATACTAATTTTATAACCTTTTGGTTCACCGTTAGTTAATATTTTCCCATCCAATTCAAGTCCGATAACCGTATTTAATTTAAGAATATTTTGTATATATTCAGCTTGTTTATTAGCGAAAACCTGAGCGTCAGAATTAACATTTAAAAAAGAGTTATTGATTTTAGTATCAATTAAACTTTTATAATTATCCTTTACTCTTTTAACATCAAGAACACCTAATCCCGGTTTGTCAATTAAGGCTTTAATAATAAATTCACTTCCATCATCAATATCGGATTTTAATTGGGTAGCAACTTTATTTAAATTTTCACTAGTACTACTTGGTTTACCATAAATTTTAGCGGCGTTTATTGTATTACCTGAAAGATTAATATCTCCAATAATATAGTTTCTATCAAATGTCATTTGAGCGTAAATTCCAAAATTATAATTATTTATTGAACTTTCAATAAAATTTAAAGTTGTTAAAAAATAATCTTGTGTTTGAGTAATATAGTTATCAAAGAAATTTTTATACTGAATAGTACCTGTTTGAGTATCACCAGATGGAATTGTTGTTAAAATATCCCCAATTGTTTTAGTTGCTGAAGGTATATTTTGAATATCATTGAATGTTGCCAACGGTTCCGCTAAAGTAATTGCCGTAAATAAAGCGTCATCCAATGCTGTAGTATCTTCAGTTGCTTCAGCCCTTTCATCATACATTTCAGTATTTGCATAGTAATTAAATGAAAGAGCATTTTGTAATTTATCAATAGGTCCTTTTAATCCACTACCCCCAATAAATTTAAGACTCATAGTTATTTTTGCAATCATTGGTTGTAATCCAATACCTTCAGGATTAATATCTAAATTTTCATATTGTATTTGTATCGTTTCAGGAATTGCCTTTGTATTATAGAAATCACCAACTCTAATAACTAATACAGGTGGAGTACCAAAATTAGTGTTAAACGTTGATGTTGATGTATCTTGTTCACCTTGCTCATTAATAACAGGTATTGTATTACCGGGTCTTGCACACTGTTGTATAAAAGTTAATCGACTATTTAATCCTTCAGGAGTAATAGCATGAAATGCTGGTTGAAATAATTTTATTTTATCAGTAATTGATGTATATGCAAATGGGTCAGTTTGTTTTAAAACTTCAAAATAATCACATTCATTTAAAAGTTTTGTTCTTAATAATCTTTTACTTAAATTCTTTTTTTGAATATCTACAGGAGATGGTGGTTTTGGTAATCCGTTAATTGCGGTTTGATTTGCAATGTTTTCAGAATTAGTACTTGAACCGGCGTTTGCGTTTGACGGATTTTTAGGTGTTACATTAATACTTTTAAAACTTACATATCTTGAACACATTGCAACAACACTATAAGTTTCAGCATCTCCGTTTAAATCAACATTACAATCAACAAATGTTGGCATTCCACTATTGTCTTTAGTTTCAGCATTTGTTAAAAGTAAATTTGAATAAATAAATTTAACTGCCTCACTTTGGATATACTTACCTAAAGATTCGTTATCTTCAGTTAAATTAGAGAAAAATAATTTTAAAGAGTCAATATACGCTTTGTTATTTGATTCACTTGAATTATCCCCAATACCTGGAAATTTAACTCCATTCATTTCTATAACAACTTCACAATTTTGTGATGTTACCGCTTTTAATATTTCACTTCTTAATAGTACTAATTTATCATAGTTTTGAGTTATTACTGGAAATAAAAGTGAAGTACCACTTGTATAAACATACCCACTGTAAATTGGTTTTTGGAGCATATACTGATTATAAAGTGTTTCATAATCAGTACTTGAAGCGGTATCGGTATCTATTTCCGGAAAAAACGCACCATATCCTTGATATGTAGAGAAATTTGGTAAATCTTTGGCAACTGAATCACCTTCTTTTAAATCTGAATTAATTAACGTTGCTTGTTCTGCTGAAGTTTGATTACTTGAGAGAACACTTTCTTGTAATTCTTTAAGGGTATTTAAATCTAATGTCGCAAATTTTGCCGCTAATGTATATAAATCAAATTTAGCGGCTCCTGCAAAAAATGATTCAATAACCGAATCTTTCTTTTCAGTTAAATCATTCTGTAATTCTTTTTTAGCAATCAAATTTAAAACAGAAGGGTGGTCTACAATAATTGAAAATGATAACGAACCGCTCCTACTCGTTTCTTTATATGTGTAAATTGGTTCAGGTCTACCTAAAAATGATGTTCCGTCAAAATTAGGAGAAACAGTTTCACCAAATGTTAAATCATATGGTGGAAACCACATTATTCTACCTCCATTAGGTCCTTTTTCACATCCAGGCAAATCATTAAACAAGGCACTTCCTTTCCAAGCTAAATTTTCAATTGAAAACATGTATTTCTTAACTTGTCCTCCAATAATATTTGTTGACCCTTGTCCTTTCCACGGTGCAATATTTAAATTATATGTAGAATCAAGAACAGAATTACTAAACTTTCTTATGTTACCATTAGTTTCACTACCACTTGTATTTGCAACCGTACTTTGTAAATCTTGGTACAACTGATATGGTTTATCTTTGGTAAATAATCTTCCATATTCTTTACCTACTAATTTACCGTTAGTATTTTCGTATCTAATAACTTTAGAACCTTTTGTTAATTCTTTATATCCATCATTAAAAACTTTTGACATTTGATTAATTGCGTTACCGGCATGTAATCTTCTGGCTAATCCACTGGTAGGTGCCGAATCAATTAATCTTTGAGTATTATCTAATATTGAACCTCGTTTAAACTCATAATTTAAAGATGATGAATATCTATCACTTAGATTAAATGCAGTGTTATTACTAAAATCAACACCAAATGATTCACCTTCAGGTCCAAATAAATCACCAAAGTCTTCATCACCTGTTCTTGTCCAAACAAATCCTCCAACAAGAGTATTATTATCATTTAAACCAAAAGCAAAGTTTTGGTCACCTTCATATAACTTACCAACAGCATCAGGACCTAATACAACTGCACCAGTTGGTTCTCCGTACCCATTATCAGGTGTTTGACCTGCGGGTGATGTTGTGTATTTTAATTCGTCTTTACCTCCAACATATAGATTACCACTATCATCTTGAGAATTTCTTCTCCCAATATCACCAAATATGTTATTTAACACCTGACCAGCTCTTGTGATATTTCTATCATAGTTTGGACTATATCGGTTATATTCTAAATTAGCAAATAAAATTGATTTTTGGCCACCACCAGTATTTGCTAAAAATTTTACTGAAGCACTACCGTCATTATTACTTAATCTTTGAACATATCTACCAAGACCTGTTTTAGGTTGTCTTGGTGAAAAGTTAAAGTAATCTCCTTCAATTGGTGAAAATGGTAAATAGGCACCTGTTATTCTTTGTCCTAAATCAGCCGTAAAATCTAAAACCCCATCAGGAACTGTAATATGATAATCTAAATAACTTAATTGAATTTGATTAGACGCAAGTAAACTTGATTGTAAAGGATTACTATTAATTGATAAGTTATTAGCAACACTTGTTTGTTGTAGTTCTTGAGCAATTCTATATTGAAACGCTTTTCTTAATTCAAGAACGGATATTTGTAATAAGTATGAATCTTGTTGTACTAAACTATCACCACCAAAAATCAAATCAGCTAATGAATAATTCCCAACAACAAATGGTAAATTTAATGGATTGTAATCAGTGGTACCTCCATTTTTTGCTAAAATTTTTGTATCTGCAAAAAATAACCCTTCATAACCACCGTTGGGAATAAATTTATTACTAACTTCCGCCAAGTTAATCCATTGTTCATTAATCAAATCCATATTGGTATCGTTTTGTAACGGCCAATATTCTAATTGATTAGTTGAATTTTCATTTACCTGTCCTGTTGTCTTATTAATAAAACCTGAAGCGTCTTGGAAACCTCCTGTAGGACCGTATTGATTTGGTATAATTTCTTGTTGAGCTTCAGTAAAAATTTCATTATTAACATTTGGTGAGTCAATAACTGAGTTGTCAGCAACATTTACCTCATAATATGGGTTAGAAATTGAAGATTGGAAAGCCCCCTCAACATTGTATGGTTTTAGGTTTCTTGTGACAAGACGATTCCTAAAAAACTCTGAACTTGAATAATCTAAAGCGCTTTCACTCATTGGGTGATTTTATTAATAAATAGAATGACTTGGTATTTTTTTATTTTTTAGATGTCATTCCACCTGAAGTTTTTGTATTGTCAAAATGTTTAACAATATATTGCATCAAGGTTGGATTCTTAGGTAGTTCCTCAACTAACATGTCACTTAGTTTATTTCTTGGTGTATCAACAGATACTTTAAAATTAACTGTATGAACAACTTCTTGTTTTTGTGGTTGAGACTGAGGTTGAGTTTGTGTATTTGTTGACATCATTGCTGCGTTCATAGTTTGTCTTTCAATTTTTAAAACGTCCATTAAACCTTTGTTAACACTTTTTTGTAACACATCAGGTAATTGAGTTGCAGCTAAGAAATAGTCTTTTTCATGAATCTCAATATTACCACTAGGAGTTTTAATAGTATCACCAACTGGTGTATAAAAACCGTCACTCATTCTTGCTGCGATTTCAGCAATTGTACCAGTAAAATTTATTGTATTAACACTGGCAACATTCATATCTTTAATTTGGTCTCCCTTTTTAGGGTCGAATAACGTATCTTTAATTTTTTTCTTTTCTTCTGTTACAAATCCGCTAACACCCGTACCTGCAATAGTACTTATTGTCACCATTTGCTCCATTATTTTTTTAAAGTCCCCTTGAATCATTGCTGCCAAAAGTTTTGTTGTATTATCTATATTTAAAGCACCACTGTTTAATTTTGATTCAAATACAGAACCAGCTCCAAAATTTTTACCAATACTATCTGCTGTCTCTTTAAATTCTTTTTTAGCGCCAGATAATAAATCTTGTCCAAGTTTTGACCCTCCAATAGTGTTTGATATTGTATTTGCAATTTTTTCCTGAGCAGCAACTAATTGACCGTATTCACCTAATTGTCCTTTAGCCATTTCAATTAATTGTTTTGCTGCCGGGTCATCTTTATCAACTATTTTAGGTTTATTACTTTGTTTAATAATCTCTAAATCTTTTTCTTTAATTTCTGATAATTTTTTAGTTTGTTCAACACCGTCTTTATCAAAATAACTTACTTTATATTCTTTTCCACCTCCTGCAACATTTTCTAATTGAGAAAGATTTGCAAGTAATTCTTTGTCTTCTTTTGATGCGTCAAACCCTAATCTCATTTCTGACATTTTTTTGTTTAAATTAGCTGACGATAAAGCTAATTTTTCAAATTCTGCTCTGTCAATATCAAGGGCGGAAGCGACTTCTCTAAGTTGACTTTTAGCCCCTTTCATAATTTGAAAGGATTGTGTTTTTTCGTCAAAGTATGTATACTGTTTTGCTAATTTAGCAATTTCCTCTTGAAGTCCTTCAACGTCATTTTGTGCTAAATCCATTAATTTTAAAGGGTCGGTTAACGCTGTTGCAGCACCTCCTAACCTTTGTATAGAAGCCGCCACTTCAATTGCCTTTTCGGGACTCATTAAATTTTCGGCTAAATTAAAAGTTTGAGTCACATCAAATTTTAAGGCCTGAGCCTTTGACGCCATTTTTGCCAAACCTTCAACCCCATTTACAAAACCGTATCTATTTAATTTATCTAAATTTCCAGTTACAGTCACAGAAACCGCTTGAGCGTTAACTCCCATTTGACTAGCAACTTCTGAAATCTTAAACATATTCTCCCCAATGTGGGCAACCTCCATACCTACATCATAAAACGATTCTTGTAGTTTTTCAGAACCTATTCCTGAAACACTGGACGCCGCGAATAATTCAGCAGCTTGTGATTTAAGTAAAACTAAATTTCTTCCACTCGCTTTAAAAAGACCTTCTTGCATGTCAACGGCGTCACTCATTTTACCACCTAAATCAACTATTGAACTATACGAAGCGTTTAAATTTTGTTTAAGACCTAAACTATTTTCAGTTGTACGTCCCATTGTCTTAGCAAATTTAGCAGCTTCAGCGTCCATTGACTGTATAGTTGTACTAAGGGTTTTTAATCCTTCACCCATCTCCTGATATCTGCTTAATCCGGCACTCTTAATCGATTCGCCTAAAAAATCGTCAGCAGTTGGGGTGGTTCCTCCACCTCCTCCATGTAAGTAATGAAACATAATTTAATCTTTATTATATAAATAACCTACTATTCGTTTTTAGGTGTATTAATTTCAATAACCTTATCAACCAAATATCTACGGTGATAAGACGGCATTTTCATGAAATCGGAATATGACAGATGTATTTTGGAACCCAATAGATAATATTGGTCCAATAAATTTTTTAAATACTCAGAAGAAAGGGCGAAAAAACTCCGCCCCAAAGGTCACACGGGTGAGTACCTTTTTTCCAGATGGGGCTGTTATTTCTCTCACTAAATCCAACTTAGGTTCGTTTTCTCTAATGAAGTTGTTTATGTATTTTGAATCCATGATTGGCATTTTAGATATAAAATCCGCAATTGCACTTTCTTCTCGGTTACCTTCAACCTCAATAATTTGTTTAGTCAACTTCAGAGTTACTGAAGGTGAAACCATACCCTTTGGGTAAGAGTCAATCTGTCGACTAATACTTTGACTTTCTCCGTATGTTAAAAATTTAATTTTAATTTCTTTCTTTGTTTTTGGTAAAACTAAAGAAATCAAACCTTCTGAATTAGGTTCAACATCACTTTTTTTGAAATCTAAAGACTCAAGTGTTATAGTATGTTCAAATTTCTTATCAGTTTCAGGGTCAATTAAAGTAAAATCATAATTAGCACCAAATGAAGTATTTCTTAAAAAAACCAAAATAGCCTCTAAATCACCCTCTAACATTTCTTCAGGTCTAATATCAGGTTCATATAATTTACTTCTAACTAAATTAGTAATAATTTGGTCACCACTTAAATTGTTAACTGAAGCTAAAATGTTTTCATCGGCAGCAGTTAGATATCCAACCTTAACAGATTTTTTCTTATTTTTATAAAATCTACCCTCGCTTGGTAGTAATACCACGTCGTGTGGAAGGTCTAAATTCATTTGATTTATATTGTCACTCATAGTTTTTTATTATAAAAATACCTTATTTTTATTTATTGTAAATAAAAAAACCCACTTTCGTGGGTTTGAATATAAGAAAGTAAATAATATTAATATAATAATATACAGTAGTCAGGTCTTAAAGATGCTTGGATAGTTACCAATCCATCTTCAGAGTAAGATAATCCTTGGAAGTCAACTTTTGTAAGGAATGTGTTTTTAAGAACCCACTTTTCAATTACAACACCTGTCGGGTCTAATAGACTTAAGAAAATATCTCTCTTATAACCTGCAGGGTATCCCATACGTCCTGTTACAGACTCAGCATGTAGACGAACCCATTCCATCAACGCTTGTGATGCTGAAGGTCCAATTGGGTCACGGAAAGTTACAGAGATTTCTCCCCACTCATACTTACCCGCAACATAAGTTTTAGTATTTAAGAAATCAATCGCAGTAGAGTTAATCGTTAAAGAAGGTCTACTTGTTGATTCTACATACCATTCGTTAATACCCAAGTCGTTAAAAGACATGATAAACCTATTCTTCCTTTTTGGTTCGTAGGGTATCGGCATTTTCATTAATAAATCAGCCATATTATTTTGTTTTAAATTTTTCTTTTATTTTATTATAAATAGTCCCTATCGAAAATTTTTCTATTTACTTTAGGTTTTTTTTTATTCAAACTTGCTATAAGTCCAGTTTATAAATATTAATAGTTTTGCTTTTTACCACCATGTGTTGATATTGTTTGAATAATATTTTCTGGGTCTTTTGATAATTCATCTTTAACTTTTTCTAGATTTCTTAAATCATCATCTGAAAATCCTATTTTAGGAATAAAATTATTACTAATATCATCTTTAAACATTACTGGTTTTTTAAGTATATTTGCTAAATATTTTACATATTGTTGAAACTCTCTTAAAGCATCTACCTTTCCTTTTTCGGGACTTTGAGCGGAACCGTCTCCAAATGTTACAGGATAATACTTATTCATATCCATATAAGCATTTATAAGTTCTTTATCTTTCATATCTTCCTCACCCGCAAACTTTCTAAACTTTCTTAAATTTTTAACCAATTCTTTTTTAGATATTCCTCTAAAATTAGTTTCAATCATATTTTCGATAGCTCTACGTAAAGCCAATGGTGAATGTCCTCTTGCGGTAACAATTGAAAAGATTGAACCCCCATTAACCGCTTCAACAAAGTCTCCCCAAGCTGGTCCTTCTTTTGCCATCATCGCGTCGATAATGAACCTCTTATCCCCCTTGGTTCCAAAATTTCTGAACGGGTCGTCAGCAAATCCAACAACTGTTTTCTTTTTATATTCAAAAGGTTCAACTCCAACTTTCACACGATATTCCGCAAAGTCTTCTGTTGACATACCAACTTCTTCACCATCTTCAGTACGAAGTATTATTTGTGTTGGCATTGTAAGAATATTATCATCCCAGTCAAAAGCATAATACTTTAAATCGGGTGTAATTTCTTCTTCAAATTTTTCTACTAAAAACATTTTCATATCTATAAATATTATGTAAATAAAAAACCCCCACTTTCGTGAGGGTCTTTTTAAATTTAAGTTAATTAGATGTCTTCAAAAGACGCTCCTGTTGGTGTAATTAAGAACTCAATATCAATGAACTCTAATGCTTTAGTTGGTTTGATATAAATCTTACCTACTAATTGGTTAGCATCTAAGTCTTCAGGAGTATTTTGTACTGTTACACGGAAGTCATATAAACCTCTGTCTCTTCTAATAGCATCTAAGATTGGATTAACAGAGTCAAGGAATTGTTGTCTAACTGTATTATCATTTTGTTCAAACAACAATCTGATAGCCACCGCAGAAATCAATTTACGAGCTTGTAATAACAATCTTCTAACGTTAATTCTGTCTAATGCTGATTCAGCAATTTGAAGAGTTTTGTTACCCCAAATGACAGTTCCAACGTCGTTGAAAGTTGCGATTGGGTTAATTCTTCCTTTGTAAAGAGTGTCTCTATCTTCTTGAGTTAATCTCTTTCTAGCTCTAACCGCATTTACAATACCTCTTGTGTAACCCGCAGTTGCAAACCATGGGAACGCTATGTTATCAGTTAACGCTAAGTTTCTTGTAACTTCAGCAGTTGCTGGAATATAGATTTGAGTGTTATTTACTGTATCACGAGTAAGAACCCATGGATAGTAAGTTGCTGTGTAGTTAGAGTCAATTCCTGTTTGTTCTAAACTATCAACCGCTTCTTGTGGGTAAATTAAATTATCCATCGAAGTTGAGTTTTGTAATAGGTTAAAGTCAGGAGTTGTACAAACATAGATTGAATCCGCTCTTTCGTTTGTAATCATATCAATTGCAGATTCAACTAATCCACTATTATTAACATAATCAACACCAGGTGTTACAAGAACATTGATGTTTGTTACCTCAGGATTAGCAAAAGTTCTAATACCTAACAAGTATGCGTAATAGTCGGTGTTTGCGTAATCAATTGTGCCGTCTTCAATAGTGATAATTTTAAATGAACCCCATCCTGTTGATGTTGGATATGGTGCTTGTGGACAAAAACCAGCTCTAAATTTAGTCTGCCCAAGAGCGTAAGAATCATCATTTGTTCTTCTTTCATCGTAGATATCCCATCCGTCAAAACCACCTTGTACTAAGAAACTAAACTTTCTTGAGTATAGGAAGTAATATGGATTAGTTGAATCTGTTGGTTCAGAACTAAATGAACCATCACCAACTTCAAATTGTGTAACACCACTTACCGTTACAACAGTTGCCCCACTATCCATGTGGAAACCTTTTGTTGTGTTTGGCCAGTTGTTGTAACTACCTTCTTCACACAAATCACCAACAGGTCTTTGTTTTCCTTTATAGTCGAAGAAATCTGCGTCAACACCTACTGAAGATGAAATACCTAAATAAGTTCTTCTTTTATTATCACCAGGACTAGTTACTGCATTATCACCACCTGTAGAACTACCAAATGGAGGATTCGCAATTACTTCACCAGGGATTGCATAGTGTGTTTTATAGACAGGGAAAGGAGATGTACCATTAGTATAACTTCTTGTTATAAAACCTTCAAATCCACAAGGAAGAGCGTCTAACGGAGCTTCTTCATTCATTTCTAACATAATATATTTAGAAAGAATTGCGTATTCACCGTCGATAGAACCTACCTTCTTAGCCACAAAACTGTTATTTGTAGCATCTAATGTACAATTAGTGAATTTCTCAATAACTGATGGGTTAGCATCTGTATCATAGAAATCTCTAACTATCAAGTCAAATGTTCCATTGTTAAATGAGATATTTGCAATAGAAACCTTAACTTCTCTGTTTGCGGCATTTCCATCAGGAATGGTATAAACACGGAATAATTTATAAACTAAATTACCTCTAAGTTCAGAAACAACCCAAGGAGATGAAGGTGTTTGGTATCTCTCTAAATAGAAACCAGTTGTATCAGTATTTGTTGAAGTTCTTGCATCACCTAAAGAAATAAAATTATTAGCGTTTAATCCACGAATAAATCCTTGATTATATCCATAATCCAACATTGTTGAATATCTTTCTTCAACAAACAAAGGAACTTCAGTTCTGTCTTTAGCGAAATTTGACACACCAAACACACTACTAATATAGTTAGCTTGTGATGTTGCAAATGATGTCTCAAAACTAAACGTGTCGTTTTCATAAGTTCTACCTGAAATCAAGAAAGTAGCATAAGGATTTTGACTTATTCCTGAATAACTACCTGTACCAATCATTGTTACATCAGAAGTACCTGTCACTTGATATTGTGGTCCGTGTAAGGTTGATGAATATTGAGTAATACCTCTTGAACGTAAAGTTGCAACAACAAGATTGTTATATCCTGAATAACTTGTTCCCGAGAATCCGTAATAAAAACCTGATACCGTACCTGTAAATGAGCCTGCAACTCCGTAAGCGGTTCCCGATAAAGAAGAAACATTTGTGTAATATGAATTACCATAATATGCGTTACCGTTAGCGGGTGGAACAAAATTAGCATAGAACCAAGCGTCATTTGTACCCGAACAATAATCAATAGTTGTTGATGTAATACTATTAACACCAAATACATTAGTTGAAGCCGTTAATCCAGCAACAATATTTGCAGTTGCTTGAGTACCTGAAACTGGACCAAAATAATAAGCCGAAGTTCCTGATGTACTATTAGTAACTAAAATACTATGTAATTGTGTTTGTAAGTCGCCTAAAATTGTAGATGTTCCACCATCAAATTGTGTGTAACCATTAGTATAATATGTGTTTCCACTTATTACACTTGGAACCGCTGAGGTAAATTGTACAGATGTTGTTGAAGCAGTTGAACCTGTGAAATCAATAGAGAAAGATGTTCCTCCTGTTATTCCAACTGTACTGCAATTAACATTTGCAACTGTGGTTATTGACCAAGACGGTCCTGCATCATAACCTGATAGACCTAAAATTCTTGTTACATACAATTGGTTAGATTGTTGTAGATATGATTTAGCAATATATGCCGCCTCATATTTTGGGATTTGTGTATTCACAAATTTTTCAGGTAACGTACCTCCAAAATAAGTTTGGAATTCATCATAATTAGTGATGAATATAGGTTCAAATGCGGGACCCTTAAGAGTTTCACCCACAATACCTAAAGTAGTTACACCAACACTTTGTGAAACAAAAGATAAATCTCTCTCTGAGGTATAAACACCTGGAGAAACGAATACTTTGTTTGCTGTAGCCATTTTTTAATTTAATTGTTTAAAATTTATTTATTGATAAATATTCTATAAAACTTGAAAAACTATTGGTCTAAAGAACTATTTATTGATTAGTAAGAATAAAATCTTACTTTTTTCTACCTTGAAAATAAAGAACCTTAAGATATCTGAAGAATCACATTTGTTGTTAAAAAAACATTGCTTAAAACATGGATTGAAAATTCATAGGTTTATTGAAAAACTTATTGAATTAAATTGTTCGGAAAAAAAAGATATCTACGGAGAAAATTAAATCAGTATTGATTCAAGTTGGAAATTAGATTGTAAAGAATTATTTGTCTTAATAATCTGAATAGTTAAAACATCATTTGTATTAATCTGTATTTCTCCCGTAATAAGTTGTTGTATATCCGTCCCATAAAAAAGACCATTAATATACATTGAGTATGATGTTATATTTTCAGAATCAATTAGTTTAATATTTGTTGTATACTCAAATGTTTGGGTATACGCCGTAGTACCAACAGGAAATAAAATATCTAAAGGTATTCTATTAGGGTTTGGTGGTATTTTGTTAACTCTTCTTTTTGTTTTTCTTGGAGCAACTTCCATAAGTAATAAAGACCTACTTACCGCAGGTTTAACTTCAAATTCATTTTCATCAATTAAAAATCCTTGTAAAGTAAAAGAATAACTTTGGATATAATATCTACGTTTTTCTAAATCCATAACTGACTCGTCAGAAACTTCGTCAAGTTGTATTGGAATATAGTGACCTTTAATTTGTGTGTAAGCTTGTCTTGATGAAAATTTTTCAATTATAACCTGATTGAACTTATTTAATTCTCTCATTCTGTTACAAATAATTTTAACAGAATATTTTATATCAACAGGAACAGGTTGAGGTATTGTATAAATGTCCATACCTTTTCTTTGTCCATCCCATGTTGGAACTGCTGCGTAGTAATACTGTTTTCTGTTTGGGATATTATATTTTAATGACGGTATTGTCCCAAATTTAACTTCAGGAGTTCTTATTGTAGTAATAAATGGAGGTTGAAC